TTTAACCTATAATGCAATTAATCCATCTTCGCACGTTGCTAATACACTTTATTTATATGGAAAACTACATCATAATATTTCTGGTATTACCTCTGGAGATCATTCTAATATTATTGGTGAAATTGTTATAGAACATAATAATGCTAATAAACAAGCTATGAAAATATTTACTTGTTTTTTAATTGAAGAACGAGCTGGTAAAGACACTGATAATTCTCTTGATAAACTTATTAAATTAGTAAAAAATGAGAGTGATGCACTTGAAATGACAGTTTCTTTAAATCCTATTATACCAAAACAAACTAGATGTTTTCATTATGAAGATGATGAAAATCACATTTTTGTCTATACTAATCCTATTTTAGTTAGTAATGATACTAGCAACTTTTTTAAAAATAATCTTGCTACAAAAACTAAATTATTTAATGTGTATCCAGGAGATTATGAACTTATTAAGTTAGATAAAAATACAAAGGAAAAATTTGGAAATATTAAAGAAGGAATGACTGATGAAATATATATTGATTGCCAACCTACAGGTGAAAGTGCTGAAGAAATTAATTCATATGAATTCCCCCTTAATAGTGAGTTTGTTAAAAACCAGGGACAAGTTGATTTTTTCCGTATGATTATGAATTGGATTATTTTGATTGGTATTATTGTTGCTTCTTTTTTCACTATTCCTCCTTTATATAAGAAAATTGTCATTGATAATATTAATAAGTTTGATGAATATGGTTCTAGTGATGGAGACAAAACAAATAGACATAAAAATATATTAACTAGTGATTTATGGATTGTTATTTTTTCTCTTGTTGTATTTTTCTCTTCCTTTGCTGATGGTATTAATCCTGAAAATCACGGTTCATTAATGATATTTAGTATTTTCTTTATTTCTTTCATTACACTTGGTTTTAGTATGATTTATTATAATAAACGTAAAAATGTATCTTATATGATAACAAAATTACCTAGTGGTGAAACTGTTGACTCATCATATAATGAAGAACAACAAAAACAAAGCATTTTTGGCAGTTTCTTTAAACAAATTTTTGATATAGGTTATAATTTTAAATTCTTATTTGGACTTATTGGATCTTTATTAACTAAAGAAAATGCAATTATATTCATAATTTTACTATTTTTTGTATTGTTTTTAACTAATATGATATTAAATCTATTATCAAAACAAGGTAATAATGAAACTGATAAAAAGAAAATAGAAAATGCTTGGTCTAAGCGTATTCATACTTACGGAACATTTATTATTACACCACTTATATATTTAATAATGAAATCATAATTTTTATTATGTGATATGATAACAATTAAATCACATAATAAATTTACTTATAAACAGAAGCACTTCCTACATCTTCGGCTACTGGATTAAAACCTGTTGAAACATATTGACTAATATCACTCTTACCTACAGGTGCCATCTTTTCTACTACTTCCTCTTCTAATGTTGCTTTCTTGGGTGGGTTCATTTTTTTCATCTTGTCATCCTTTTTCTCTTGACTTGGTGTATGTTTCATAATAACAGTTGAACCTGTTACAGTAGTACAACGACGAAGTAATTCATAACCAGCAAATAAAAATAAAACAGCTAATACTGGATTGCAGTTAAAAAACAAATATACAGCTACTGCAAATACAAAGATCATACCTACAGGACCATCAACTACATTACAAACCATTTCTGGAACGTTTACTGGTAATACTATGTAAAGTACTAATAGTGCTGCAAGTGTTAATTCTAATTGAGACATGCTTTTTACAAAGGTTGGCATTTTCATATTATATACAATAGTATTATATTTTGTGCTTTGAAAAATTGATATAAAAGTCCTAAATTACTATATACATAAATAGTTTTTAATAATATGAAAAAAAATTCAGTACAACTAAAAACCCAACCTAAGAATATTATTCTTACAATAACTGAACGAGAGAATATTCGATTAAATTCTTATATTGGAAAAAAAGGTTATACTATTATTAAATCTGTACTCCCTAAAGGAGAAGAAGAGTTTTTAAAACAGGACTTATTTATGAAACCATTTGTTCCGGGAGCTCAATTTGGGAATCCTAATGATCAATCTGCTTCATTTCCAGTTTATCGTGAAAATACTAATAAAATGTATTTACCAAGATTTTATGGAATTCAAAGATATGGTCTTCCTGATAGATGCGATATTGAACCCGGTGATGATATAGATGTTCCATTTCAAAATACATTAAGAGACTATCAAATAAAAATAGTAGATATATATTGTAATTATGTATCTAAGCCTTTATCCATAGAAAACGCACAACCTGGTGGTGGAGGAATTCTTGAAGTTCCTTGTGGTAGAGGTAAATGCACCGGATTAAACACACCTATTATGATGTATGACGGCACAATAAAAATGGTTCAAGACATAAAAGTTGGCGATGTAATTATGGGGGATGATTCTACCCCAAGAAATGTTCTAACTCTCGCACGAGGAAGGGAGCAAATGTACAAAGTCATACCAAATAAAGGCGATTCATATACTGTGAATGAAAGTCACATTTTATCATTAAAGTATAGTTCTACTGTAAATAAAAATACACCAAAGGGAACTATTCGTGATATTTCTGTATTGGATTATTTAAATTTACCAAAATCATATCACGGAAAAGGAGGAGTTCTTGTTGGTTATCGGGTTCCTATTACATTTCCTACAAAAGAAGTTGATATTGACCCATATATACTTGGATATTGGTTAGGTGATGGAGATTCAAATTGTGCGTCGATTACAACAGAAGAAAATGAAGTAGTTGAATATTTTCAAAATTATGCTGAACAATTAATTTGCAAATTTAGACAGGGTAAGGATAGTGATATGTGTCGTGGAACACTACATTATTCGTTCGCTGGTAAATTAATAGACAATAAGAGAACCCCCAATATTTTATTACACCAACTAAAAAAACTCAATTTAATACAAAATAAACATATTCCTCATGATTATAAATGTAACGATAGAACTACACAATTAGAATTATTAGCAGGAATAATTGACTCAGACGGGTCTGTACATGATAATTGTTATGATATTATACAAAAAAATGAACGGTTATTAGATGATATAATATTTATAGCAAGATCATTAGGATTTGCTGCGTATAAAAAAGAATGTAAAAAATCTTGTATGTATAAAGGTGAAAAAAAAGAAGGAACTTATTACAGAACGTGTATTCACGGAAAAGGATTAGATGAAATTCCAGTAAAATGTCCCAGAAAAAAAGTAACTCCAAGAAAACAAATAAAGGACGCATTAAGCACCCGAATAAAAATAGAAAAATTAGAAGTAGATGACTATTATGGATTTGAAATAGATGGAAATCGTCGTTTTGTATTAGGTGATTGCACGGTTACCCATAATACGATTATGGCATTAAATATCATCTCAAAACTAAAAAAGAAGACATTAATATTAGTTCATAAAGAATTTCTAATGAATCAATGGATAGAAAGAATGAATGATTTCTTGCCAACAGCGCGTATAGGTAAAATACAAGGGCCTGTATTTGATATTGAAGATAAAGATGTAGTAATTGGTATGATACAATCATTATACGATAAGGAATACTCTACAGATGCTTTTAGCTCATTTGGATTGACTATTATTGATGAGGTACATCGTATAGGTAGCGAACAATTTTCACGAACATTGTTTAAAACAATTACACCTTATATGCTTGGTATTTCAGCAACAGTGGAACGTAAGGATAAATTAACAAAAGTATTGTATATGTTTATTGGTGGTAAAATATATGAAGAAAAACGTGAAGAAGACGACCCGGTATGTGTTAGAGCGATTGAATACAAATGTGATGATCCAGATTTTAATGAGGTAGAATTGGATTATAGAGGTAATACAAAATTTAGTAGTATGATTGTAAAACTTTGTGCGTTTGGTCCTCGTAGTGATTTTATTGTAAGAGTACTAAGTGATTTATTAATAGAACATCCTGAAAACCAAATTATGATATTATGTCAAAATAAATCTTTACTTGTATATTTATATGAAGCGATTAATCATCGTGAATTTGCGAGTGTAGGTTATTATATTGGTGGAATGAAACAAGTTAAATTACAAGAAACCGAGAAAAAACAAATAGTATTAGCTACTTATGCAATGGCAGCAGAAGCATTAGATATAAAAACATTAGCAACATTAGTAATGGTATCGCCAAAAACAGATATAGTTCAATCTGTAGGACGCATTTTGCGCGTAAAACATAAACACCCAATTATTGTAGATATAGTAGATATGCATGAAAATTTTCAAAAGCAATGGTTATTACGAAAACGATATTATAAAAAATGTAATTATCGTATTAAAATGATAGATTCTAATAAATATACAAATATGTCAATAGATTGGGAAACAGATAAAACATGGAAAAATATATATGAACCAAAAAATAAGAATGATACAGATGATAAAGAAGATAATAACCAAGATGAATTACCTAGAAAATGTTTAATTAATTTTGATAATTTGTAATATACATAATTGGTATAGAGTATGACCGATATGTTTAATATGAGCGAAAATGAATTTTTAAAAGCTAAGATTAATTTTTTGATAGAAAAAATAAGTATATATGAAGAATTAGATGCAAATTCAAAAGCATTTAAAATATTAATAGATAAATTATTATGTAGTAATCCAACTAATATAAATATAGAAGACTCAAAAGGTATAATTATACACAGAGGATTACCTGATGAATTTATTATGTGCTGTGAATGTAAAAAATATTTAAATAATTTACATTACAACTATTACAATAATCGTGTTGATGATAATGGTTATTTAATAAGAATAAATAATAAATGTCTTAATTGCAGTTAATAATATATATTTAGATATATATGTCATGAGAAGCCGTAAAAATAGTTCTGATAGCATAGATAGTAGATCTCACAGTTTTGATAGCACAGAAAGAACAAAACCTATAAAAATAATAAAAAGAAGACAACGAGAAATTACAATTGAAAAAATAAATCCTTCTCCTAATCCAGAAAAATTAAAATATCTTTTGTATATTGAATCTTACAAATGAAATTATTATATATTGGGTTCTTTATATCCAATATACAATTTATATATTTATCCTTATAGATGTTTTTATGTCGTTCTTTATATCCTATTTTCAATTTATATATTTATTATCGTTTTTTAACAAAAATAATTGGTGGGTGAAATCCGAAATTGGACTTTTTCAGAATGTCCATTTTTGACTTACCCCTCTGAGAAATTTTTTTTTTCATCTCGGAAATTGTCAATTTTGAGTTTGTGATTGAAATGCAGTAAAACTGAAATAGAGAAAAACAGGCTGACTGCATATTAAAAATTACATATTTTACGCGGAATACGTTTAGGCGTTTTTTCTGTTACCATTATATGATAACAAAATGATAACAAAAAAACGCCAAAATAATATAAAAAAATTTATATGCGATAAATGCAACTTTATATGCAGTAAAAAAAGTGATTTTGATCGACATTTATTGACTGCAAAACATAAAATGGTAACGAATGGTAACAAAAAAACGCCGAATGAGTTTGTTTGCAATTGTGGTAAGGAATACAAACATAAATCGGGCCTCTCTCGTCACAAATTAGGGTGTAAAAAAACGCCGAAAATAAAAGATGAAGATAATCAACATATAGAATCTATAGCTTCTGCTGGAGTGTTCGAGTTAGTAAAACAAAATCAAGAATTTAAGCAGTTGTTATTAGACCAATCAAAACAAATATTAGACTTGTCTAATAAATCATATGTAATAAATAATAACACGACAAATAATAACAATCAACGTTTCAACCTAAATTTTTTCTTAAATGATACTTGTAAAGACGCAATGAGTATAACAGATTTTTTACAAAATATTAATGTAAAGCTAGATGAGTTAGACTATATTGGAAATCATGGATATGTAAATGGTATGACAAAAATGATAATGGACCGTTTAAAAACAATGGATGTAACAAAACGACCAATTCATTGTACGGATATAAAACGAGAAACAATGTATATAAAAGAGGATGATGGGTGGAGTAAAGATACAGATGAATTAACAAAATTAAGAAAAATTTTAAGTCGTATATCAATGACAAATTATAGAACTATGCCAGATTGGAAATCTGCAAATCCTGAATGTGAAGTAATGGAAACCCGTACATATGATTTTTGTTATAAAATGATGAAAGCAATATTAGGCGATGTAGAGGACGAGCAATTAAAATTAGATAATAAAATAGTAAAAACCTTAGCAAAAGAATTATATATAAAAAATTATGCTTAAAAAATTGAATAATATTATTATTATACTTAACAATAACAATAATAAAATGACTTCGAATAGTGAAACAATAAATGTTGGATCAATAATTCTAGTAATAGCTATAATATTCATATTACTATTTGTATTAATTTGTTGTTGCGAATGCAATCATGACCACGAATTTAGAAGTGATGAATCAGTAATAAATGCAGTAATAATTAGAAATGAAAAAGAAATGAAAAAGAAATTAGATATTATAGATAACAGTATTGTTGAGATATAGATTACATTAGTAATGTATTTTCATTATAAACCATACATTCTTGATGTTTTTCAGTAGGATATGTATTTTTTATATGGTCAAGATTATGATGAAAATGATAAGCTAATTTAAACATCATAATTGTGTTTCCTAAATAAATATTATCAATGCAAGGACAAGCTTCATTATACATAAAAACATTTTTATTTAATTCTTTATTTTTATAGAAATTCAAAAATCTAGTAATATTATGCATTTTAAAATATAAGTCGTCTCGTTCAATTATATCAAATCGCATATTTAATATGTGTTTGTTAATATCTTTTGGTGAGTTTATATTATTAATAATATATTTGATAATTTTAAATTTACCATACCAATAATTTTTCCAGCCGATAACTGGTGCTCTTGTATTGCATAAAAACCCGGTTAAATCTCCATTTAGTTTAATACTTTTATCATCATCAATTATAATATGTTTTATATTTTTGTTAATGTCTTTAAAATATGTGTAAATAGTATCTTCAGTTACAACATTATTATTAATGTCTAATTGTCTCCAACTGATATTATTTTGAAAAATATTCCATGTATGTATATAAATTTCAATATTATCATATTCATTTACTAATTTTTTAATAAAGTCATATAATTTTGGTGTATCAAAACTATTTCTAATATGTCCTCTTAAAATGACAATCATTATATTTACTAATATAATGATATTTCTATATTGAAATTAAAAATAATCTTTAACTAAACGATTAATGTGTATAATTTTAGATCTATCATTAACAATATTAACAGGAATCCATTTTTTAAATTTTTTATGAAATACACATTCCATTGAAACAGTTTTATTTGTATCTACATACTTATCTTCATCAACATTTTGGAAATCGTCTTCATCATCGCTTTCCTCAATGTAATCAAGATTCTTATTTTCTCTAATATTTCTAAATAAACTATTCATAAATACACTAGTTTTATAATTAGGTATATATGCAATATTGTAATAAACAAGTGTATTATTTTTTCCAAATGCGTGTAAATGATATATATCAAATTGTATATCTGCAGTAACTTTAAAAATAGTTGGTAATTTATATTGATGTTTAAAAATATCAGGCGTATAAAGAGAAATATGTAGTTTATGTGATATAGATTTATTATTATTAACCATATTAATTTTTTTGTTTAACACAATATTAATATGAGGTTTGATTATATTCATAGTTCTATATTGAATATGATGAGTTTGATATCCAATATTATCAACAATATCTAATGGAATAATAGATGAAATATTATTATTATAAATATTTTGCCACATAACAGGTAAATTAAATAAAATATTAATATTAGCATTTTTAATTGTATCTAAAAAATCTTTAATATAATGTATCTTATACACAAAGGGTACTTTTGTTAATGTAATTCCTTTATAGTAATTAATATCTTCAATTATGAAATATGTATTATTGGTATTTTCATCAATAATTGTAGTACCATATAAAATAGTTCCTTTACTGAATGGATTATTCTCTTCTTTCATTATACGTGTTGATTTTACTATTTTTTTTTCTTTATTTAAATCTAATAAATAGCAAACATCCATATCTTGATAAAATGTGAACCATACATAATTTTTTTTACCAATAGGAATAGCTAGTGAAATATTATAATCATTAGTATAACCATTTAATGCAACAGTTTCATAAGAATTATCAAAGTCAGGAAAACGTTCTATTAAATGATACATTTGATTTGTTGTAAGTTCCATAATAATATAATATTATAATGGAGCAGATATAAATTTATACAAGAGATATGTTTAAGTGATTTGTAATTATTACTTAACACTTACCACTATCTCTTCTTATTTACACATTTGTTCTTCCATATATTTGGTTAAATCATCATCCATTGTTTGTATTTCGGTTGTACTAATAGATGGATTTTTGTGTTGTGATTTTTCTTGCATTTCTTGCATCATTTGTTGATATTTTGTTATTTGTGTATTTACTAAATCTTTTGTTTTTTTATGGGTGTATGTATCTTTTAAATAATCCCAAGTTTTATGAACACTATAAATAATAAATATGGATATTATTATATTAAGTAGTATATGTAATATTGTATTAAGCATTATACATTTATAATAGAATTCCTATATATTGATTTAAACGTGAATAATAAAAAATATTATATAAATTGATTTAAACCTAAGATATTTAAAATAATTAGAAATGACTACAATTTTAATTGTTGAAAAAAATGGTGATATTAAAGAACAAAAAGTAAAAGTTTTTAATAAAGAAGAATTGTATAAGAAGGCAGGATTTAAATCATCAAATGGTTTTGCGAGACAAGGTGGTTGGTTAGTAGAAGACTTAAATAATAAATCTTTTAATATTTCTTTATATGGAAAAATAAATGGTCGTGCAAATACAGAAAACAAATATGAATTTCCTCCACCAGTTGAAAACAAATTATTTTTTGGAAATTGTGTTTTAATAAATAATGATGATGAGGGTTGTGTAAATTTACACTTAAAAGATTGGAAGTTAATATACGATCATTTATATGGTGGTTTTGATGATGTAGAAGATGAAGAGGAAGAAGAAGAGGAAGAAGAAGAGGAAGATTTACCAAGAACAAAATCAGGTTATGTGAAGGATGATTTTATTGTAGATGATGATGATGATGAAGATGAAGATGAAGATAGTGATGAAGATAGCGATGAAGATAGTTATGATGATGAAGATAGTGTTGAAGATAGTGATGAAGAAGATATTATAGATGATGATAGTGAAGAAGAAATTATAAAACCAAAACAAAAAATAAAAAAAGTAAATAAATTAAGTAAAAAAAAGAAACCAATTACAATTTTTAATAACTATACAAATAATAATAAAAAGAATATATTAGAATGCACTGGTGAATTAAGTGAAGAAGAATATATAGAATAAAAAATTGAATAAATAAATAGAATAATTTTATATGAAAAGTATAAAGATATTTTCATATAAACTGTTAATATGCATACAATAGATAATCCTAGTAGTTTTCGTAAAAACATTTGTAATAAATTGTTACCAATAATTGGTGATGAAACAAAATGTATAAATTTGGAAAGGGGAATATTTAATTATGCGTTGAAAGAAGGAACAAGTCAAAAAATAATTAAGAAATGGGATAATCCATATTTTGTGCAACTATATTTGGATCGTATGCGTAGTGTTTATATCAACTTAAAAAACAATGATTTATTAGAACAAATAAAAAATGATGAAATAACACCTCAAACATTAGCGTTTATGACGCATCAAGAAATGAATCAAAATCGTTGGAAAGATTTATTAGACCAAAAAATAAAGCGAGATGCAAATAAATATAATACAAATACACAAGCATCAACAGATATGTTTACTTGTAGAAAATGTAAATCGAAGAGATGCACTTATTATGAATTGCAAACTAGAAGTGCGGATGAACCAGCAACAATATTTGTAACCTGTTTGGATTGTGGTAAAAACTGGAAATCATAAATTACAAAAAAAATACTAATTAATTTTATTTTACATAATAATTTTAAGTTTTCTTTTTTTGCAATTTAATTGAGGATATTTATTGTATAATTTAAATATTGATTGTTCTTTCATTTTGGCTTCAATCATAATATCAATATTAATTTTATATTTATTAGGAATTTCTAATAAATATGATGGTATATTTTCAACATAGTCACTATGATGACCGCATTTACCGCTTCCCTGTTCGCTAATATGAAATTTAGGTTTAATACCTCTTTTTTTCCAAGTATTTAATATTGCCTCCATGTAATATCCAGGTTCTTCAAATATTTCATCAGGATGTAAAATTTTATAACATTCAAAATGATGTGTATCAAATACAACAGGTATATTAACAATGCTTGAAATTTCTAAACAGTCAATAATGGAAAAATTTTTTTCACAATTTTCTAATACTAATCGTTTCTTAATATTTTCAGGCATTTTTAAATAATTTTCACACCATCTTTTTTTGGTATTTTCTTTATCATTATAAACCCCACCACCGTGTATAACCATAACAGAATTCTGGTCTAATTCCATTAAATCAAGTACATCAGCGTGATATTGTAAATCATTAATAGTATTATTAATAACATCATTATTTGGTGAGCCAATACAATTAAATTGTCCTGGATGAAATGTTAATCGTTGTTTTAATTGTCTAGATTTTTGACCGATTTGTTTTAATAATTCAACTGCAAAATCAAAACTATAATCAGGAGCTCTATAATTGGATTTATGCGGAAATAATTCACTACTCAAACGAAATACTTTAATACCATTAGCTTCATTCCAATCCATCATAGTAAGTGTATCTTTAAGATTTTGAATAATTTTTTCTTTTAAATGATCGACACCTTTAGTTTCAAATGTTTTCAATACAATAGAACGTGATGAAAATATAGGTGGTTTTTGTTCTCTTAAAACTGTATTTAAACAGCATAATCCTAGTTGTATCGGTTTATTATAACTCATTTTGTTAATATATAGATTAAAAAAATGATTATATATTAATTTTTTTCAATTTTTTACATAATTATAATAATATTTCTAGATCTTCAAAATTCCAATATTCACATCCTCCATTAGGCATTGGACGTTTAATTATAAAAGGTATTTTTTTTTCGTTAAATTAC